ATGACCCTCATACTCCAAGCCACAATTTTACAAATGATATTTCAAGTTCCCATCGAGGATTTAGTAGGGGTCAAAAGGGTTCTTTGGGTGCCCTGACTAATAGACTACTAAATAAGCTAACCTGATCTGTAAGTCCTCAGTCTACTATACTACACTACAAAAGATGACCGCTAAAAAAGAAAAACTTATCCGAACCACAGTTCAACTAAGTCCTCATCAACATAGGGCATTAGAAAATCTTAGTGGACCTGGTAAGTCTATATCTGGCCTAGTTAGAACAGCTATTGATGAATATTTAGAACCTTACTACGAGCAAAGTTATGAGAATCAAAAACTAGATCGTATGATAGAAGAGGCTAAAGATCAAATAGAAAAACTACAGGAAGATGCTTACGAAATGAGAGACATTTTTGAAGATTTACAAAACAAAGTTTAAAAAATGAAAAGAATAACATGGGTCGAGTGCCCAGGCTGTAAAATGTACAGCGATCAGAAGGTCATTCGTTCTGAGCGAAATTCAAAATTTATAACTGTTCGTAGACGACTATGCTACGAGTGTGGACACAAATGGTTTACGATCCAGTATCCAGAAATGATAGTGCCTGATCTACAGGCTCGTTACGCATCTCGTGAATGACGTTTTGTTATATGTCTATACTTCATGTGCATATAAAACTGCTCTAGCCACCATCTGAGTTTGTAGATTCCTGTACTCTTCTTTGTCTTGGTTTGTAGCACGGTTAATGTTGCCTCTAGCTCTATTACTTTCATCATTGCTTTAGACAAGACGGCTTCAGCCCTGGCATGATTCTTCATCATGTCTATACAAAAGGCTTTTAGCTTATCTATATCTTCGCAAGCCCTTACTTCTCTACATCGAAGTTCTATTGCCAGTTCAGCTTCGGGAGGTAGTTCCGTATGGATCATTTTCATAAAGCCGTCATCTTTCATATCATTGAAGATTTGTAGTAGAGCCTGGATACATTCTGGACTCTATGAAACTCACTGCTTGGTCATCTAATGTATTGTCCGTTTGTTTAGCTATAGCCTTTAACAAATCAATAATCAACCTCTTCATTGCTTTAGATTTTATAAATACAAGAAGAATAGGTTTAAGAATCTTTACCATTTGTTCTATTTATCTTTCCTAAACATACCAAATATTAACGATTCTGACCTTCTATACGACTTACAGCTTTTTCTAACTGATTTATTCTGTTAAATAGCTCTCGAATATCTCTTTCTCTTCGATTACTCATGTTAGACAGTACCATAAGAAAAGCGGTAGCTGCTGCTCCTATTAACGCTCCATAAACCTCTGGCATTGCTTAGTTATATAATTATGTCTAGTATGACTAATAAAACCAATTTATGACAGAAGAAGTAAAAAAGAGTCCACTCAAAAAACTCAAAGAGACTATTGAGGATAAAGAAGAGCAGTTAGCCTTTATCTCAGTTGTAGTAAGGCTTGTTGTTGTTGCTTGGAGTGGGTTTATAGTTTCTCTGAACTACATTTCAATCCCAGGATATAGCAACGAACCAAAGGACATTACATTTCCTGCTTCTCTGCTAACTGGTGCGTTAGCTAGTTTTGGTCTAGAAGGAGCTAAGAAAAGAGGTGATGGAACATTTAAGCCAGAAGATAAACCATTGAACAAGAAAGAAGTAGAAGCGTTACTAGCGTCACAGTCAGGAGGTTATCAAACAATTAGAATAGAAACACCCATCAAAATCCTTGGTGCGGAAGTTGTAGACAAAAAAGAGGACAAGAAATGAGGAAACTTCTTCCATTTTTATTTCTAGTATCTGCTCCAGTTTATGCAGATATTTCTCATCAGATTCAGAATGTAGTTTCAGTATCTACTATTGGAGCTAGTTCTACAGCTAATCGTGTTGGCACGACTTTCTCTGCATCAGGTACTAATGTAACTCCTACGGCAGGTGATACTGCAAATGCTATTGGTACTTTAGATTTAACGGATGCACAAATCACTAACGGCGTTCCTACGATTGACGCAACAACTACTTACGCTGTAACTACAACAGGGGATGCGTGGTCTGTATCAGAAAGTTTTATTCAAGGCGATGCTATACCTTCAGCAAATACTACAGTTACTAACGGAGTAGTACCAGCTTTACCTATCTTTGGAGACACAACTACTGTTTCGGGTGGAGATATTGGTACTACTGCCATGACAATGGATTCTGGTGGTGCAATGACAGTTAACTTATCTGCTACAGGAGCAGGTGTTACAGCACAAATGTCTAACACAATAAAACTTGAAATTGATTAATGAGGTGGCTTGTACTTTTATTCTTCGCAATACCTAGTGCAAACGCAGGAAGTATTACTCCAGCTTTCACTACAGGTCAGATGGAATCTACAAGCTCTAGCAAAACTATTATTGTGGAGACAATCGTTACAGAAAATTACAGGACAGGGTATTCATATTCCATGCAAGGATCTAACGTACAGGTCAAAGATGGAACTGTTATCTCTCCTGATGCGACATATACAAACACACAGACAGTTAATGGAGTTTCGTTTCAATGGGTAACTCCGAATCTAACAACCAAACCTCAATGGGAAATAAAAACCCCAGGAGAAGCATTTTCGATTACAGAAAACTTTTTAGCACCTGGTTTAGATGCAACCAGTACAATCCAACGCACCATAAATACAGAAAGTCAAAGTACAAGTTTAAGTATCTTCTCGCAATAATATTATTAGCACTATCGCCCAAAACCCTTGCAAATACAGTAAGTTCGCCTAGTGCATCCAGTAGTGGAACGGTAATCAATAATGGCTATCAGACTATAAATGGTGGATTTCCAACGATGACTTACGGAGGGAATATACAATGTCAGCAACCAACATTAGCTTTTACTCCCTTCGTTACTAAAGGAGAAAACTATAGCACTCCCAGATTAACTACAACCAAAACTAATATTTACGATCTTTCAGAAGACTCAAATGGTAATCTTATAAATCCTGGAAAGATTCTTTATCAAAGTGAACAGCCAAGAATAGATCAATCAACTCATAATTTTAATTATGGATTTACTGTCAGCCTACAGATACCACTAGGTCAAGGCTCTGATCTTTGCGTCAAGGCTGCTGAGAATCAAATTAAAGGACAAGAATTTGCTTTGACTAAGGCTAAACTTGAAGCTAATCTTGCAAGAATGAAAATATGTGCAGAGCAATTTAAACTTGGTGTAAAGCTGATAAATGAAGATGCTGTTGCCTGTAAAAACGTAGTATTAACAACGATACCGAATCAAGTTATCCCACATACTCATAAATTAAAATAAGCACCCGATTGTCTTTGAACAGAGACTAGATCTAGCTAGTGTGCCAACAGATTCTTGGTACTCATATATCACATTAGCATCAATTTAAGCAGTAGACAAGTACGGTTAGACTTGTCTACCTAGACGCCCTATCCATCGCCATGTCGAATAGGGTTTTTTTATTTTACTTTGTTTTCTTTCTTTTTTGTAAGTTTTTTTATAACATTTTTAACTACAGGTTTGACAAGATTAAGCAGTAATGGAGTAGTGGCAGCGACAGCAGCAATAACAGCAGTACTAACAAGCTGTGGAGGATTTGGTATGTATTGATCTTTGAAGGGTACGTCTTCATAAAGAGTGATACATTCAATCCCATCTTCTCCTCTTTTATGACCTTTTACACGTTCCAAACGTTTTTCATTAACAAAACTTCCTACTCTTAAATCTTTTTTACCAGGACAAGGTTTTATCTCTATCTTTTTCTCTTCTTTTGGTTTCGGCATTTGATTGTTTACTTCTTCTGCGGGTTTTGCCGATGAATTTGGGACACCTTCCGTATAAATAATCTCATTTGGATCGTATCGCATAGGATCATACGAAGGGATCTGACCTTCTGGACAGACAGTATACGTTCCATTAGGATCTGCTATTAACAGAGAAGGATTGCGTGTAGTCTCTAAATCACGATGATATAAATTACAGCCAGGTATCTTTCCTTCAAGTTTATGTTTTATAAAATATGGAGCATCTGGTATATCAACAGTCGGTATTTCTATCTCAGGTAACTTAATCGTAGGCATTTCTTGGTAAATACACCTCTACAAATGAATAACATTTAGGACAAGAAAGATTAGTTATCATACTGTACTCCCCAGAAGTTATCGGATGGTCTTCACCATCTAAACTATGATCTCCACCCCAAATAAGTTCAGTCTTACAGTGCCAACAATTCATTTTAAAAATGGAATTGATTTACCAGTTGTTTTAGGTAATCCTTGATCTAATACTTTAGGCATCATTCCTTGGACATTTCCCAAAACCTCATTCATTACTTTGGACTTAAACTGTTCCGAAGTTACATACTTATAACCAAGGTATGCTCCACCACTTATTGAAGCTACCATTACAAATGAGATGATACTCAAAACATTAGCAATTTTTTGAAACATGATAAAATTTGTTTTGGTTAGAGCCATG